GATCAAGCCATTCGTCCGCCCATCCAGAGCCGTACATGGCTCGATAAGCGCCATTGGTAAAGGTGAGGCAGTCATGGGAACCCCAAGCGAAAGGCTGACCCTTAACGTGCTTCAGGTATTCATTTAGACGCTCTCTCGGCCCCATATGATTGACTTGTCCTGTAGGTCAGCGACATACGAAAAGAACGTGTCTCCGCTGTGCCGCGATTGATGGTTTGCATCTGTATAGCGCCGATTGCTTGATCGCTCAAGCTGAACAAGTTTGCTCTCAATGACCAGCTCAATGGTGCTGCTTTCGCCGCCATCTTGAATGGTCATTGTATTCATCAAGCCAGCGAATATCTCGATAGGCGTAGTTGTGTCAGTTGTGCCAAAATATATCTTGCACGACCTGCGTTGATACGGCTCTTGAAGCGCAATCGAAACAAGATCAGCCGGAACACCAGAAAGCGTGATGCTGACGCCCTTGGCCGACAAGTCGTTGACCTCATCAAGCCCAGATATACCCATCAGGCTACCAGCGCCGAGATAAGTGTCAGCAAGAATGGTCAGCTCGCCGTTGCCTGTCCACAAGCGCAATGGGGCAGTGTCGAAGTCCATTTCGACTGCGTAAAATGGGTAAACTTCAGGTTGTGCAAGCGCCGTGAGTAGTGCTGATGGGACCGTTCTTGTCATAGTGTTTCAGACGCTCCAAATGTTATACCGTATATCGCCTGATTTGCAGACCACGATTGTTCGTTGCTAGACAGGCGAAATAATCCAGTTGTGTCCTGAACCTTGACCGATGTGGCGTTGGCAATCGAACTGCGCACGTTAGGCCAAACGTCAACAGTTGCCGTACCCGATCCGTCTGTTGATACGTTCTGCAGCACCTTGAATAGCTGCTGGTTTACGCCAGCGCCGATCTGCATGTAATCACCAGCCAGTAAATAGTTGGTTTGGTTTACTGGCGCACTGTCAATCGCGATTGAGCCGCCGCTGGTTACAGTCCCGTCAACCAGTATGGTGTCGGCGTCCCGTGCTGACCCGCGCGGCATACATCCCAAAGGGTCTCCCAGCTTGAACGTGCCAAGCTGGCCTTTAAGGCTAACCAACCAAGACAACCAAACTTCGGCATCGCCTCTGCGCATCGGAGGTAGGCTGACATCTGCTTGCCACATTTGGCCTGCGTATGCGTGAACTTGGCCCGCAAACGTAAACGGGCTGCGGCTGTATGCGACAGCGTTGATTGCTCGCATCTCAATCGTTGCGATACCCGTTACAGTTGGCATTGTTAGTGGATATGAAATTGCCATTATGCAAACGACCTTCCGTATGATCCGCCACGTCGCTTCGCATCGACAACCGCACCTTTTGCGGCCTCTGCAATTTGTGGCATCAATGTCTTGATTTCAGTTCTAACAGTTTGCTGCACGCCAGTCGATACGTTGATTGTCTGGTTGACTGTCACGCCATCTCCACCGCTCCTTGCCGCGTTGCTTGTTTGCGCAGCACTTAAAATGCGACCATCTGTTTTAGGCACAAACAGCTCGCGGCCATGCTCGCCAGTGACATAAGATTGACCCGCACTGACTGACCCGCCAGATGCTCTAAACGGGCTGGAAACAGGGCGTGGACTTGACGTAACGTCCGAACCACCCGTAATGAAACCAGAAATTGCGTTGACCATCTGCTGAACAACCAAAACGCGGTAAAGCTCTTTGATAATCTGAGCCGCCATAGATTTGAAAGCGTCTTTGGCTGAACTTGTTCCGTCAACCATGCTCATGAACGCACTTTCCATGCTGTTCTCGACCATGTTCATTGTGCTTTCCAAATTATCAGCGTCAAAACCAAGCTGCTGAAGCGCAGGTGAAGCGTTAATCATCTCGTTTAACATGCTGACATATGCTTCGCGAGCCGTCTGAGCCTCGTTGGCAATTTCTCTTGTAGCTGCCCCTGCGGCTTTGACTGGGTTAAGGATAAGGCTGGCAGCAATGGCCGCCTGCTCATATTCTTCACCGAGCTTTTCGGCTTCTAGCCTTGCGTTTACCGCCTCAAACGTCAACGAACCTCCAGAAAACGGAGCTGTTATTCTATTCATCAACGCAGTTTTTTCGGCAGAGATGCGTTCACGTTCGGCTGCTTCAGCGCCGATGTTGCGTAACCTGTTTTGCTCTGTCAATGCATCATTCTGCATCAGTGCGGCTGCAAGGGCCAAATCGCTTTGTTCTACAGCTTTTGCAAGTTCTGCTGCGGCAAGATTTGATTGTATTTGTGGGTCGGCAGCAGCGACGGCATCCCTCAAATTTTCAATTAGCTGATTATAGTCATCGCTTCCAATCATATCGCCGGGGGTGCCTGACATTAGATTTGGCCTTAAAGCTCCGCCCGAATTAACCACAGCATCAATTTCGGCACTTAACGTGCCAGCGGCCTTGGCCATCCTGATCAATTCTTCGACGCTATCATCTGTATCTGCAAATTGGCCTAAACCAAATTCTCTTATTTCTTTGATTTGAGAATAAAGCACACCAACGCGCGAGGAGAGGCTTGCCATACCTTCAGCAGCTCCCACCAATAATGGCGCAAGGTTTATTAAGGCTGAACTTAGGTTGGCATCGATAACCCTCGACATTAAATCAAGCTGCGTCTGCGCTTCCTCGGCATTGCGGATCAAGTCCTCGTCAATCACGATGCCAAGAGCGCGAGCCTCTTTCTGCATTCGCGCCATGCCCTCTGAGCCTTCGCGCAGCAGGTTAATCATCGGCGCACCGCTGCGGCCAAACAACTGCATCGCAACAGCAGTTTTCTCCATAGGACTTGGAAGTTTGTTTATTTCGTCTGCAATTTTGCCCATCGCGCCATCGAGACCAAGGTCAATCAAATCAGAAGCGTCTAAATTTAAAGTCTTCAGCGCGTCCTTTGCCGTACCGATGCCCATCGCCGCTTCGGCCAAACCTTTGCCCAGCTTTTCAACGCTTTTGTCAAGATCGCTTTGGGCAACGCCAGCACTTTCGGCTGTCGCCCTCAGTAGCTGCAATGCGTCTGTAGTTATTCCGATTTGATCGGCTGTCTTGCCGATGTCGTCAAGTTTCGACGTGACCTGCTTAACGCCCGCAATCAATGCGCCAGCAGACAAGGCTGGTATCAAGGCCGCTGCGGATTTTGCCAAATTCCCAAAAGCCTTGCTAGTCTTACCAAGGCTTTTATTGGAGTTCTTGGCAAATCTAGCGACGCGCGCCTCATTGCGTTTCATCTGCTTGGCAAAATCTTGATCTCTCGCCTTGAGAATGACGTTAAGGGTTTCTGCACTAATTGCCATCTATTCGCCTCACTAAATCGCCATATTGGGCTGCGCTCATTGCCTCAGACCCTGCTTCCTTGGGACTGTGTGCATCGCTCCAGCCCTTAAAGACAAGCCAAGTGTCTTTGGGAACCATATCACGTATTTCTTCTGGACGTAAGCCAATCACTATGCCGTTAGAAATCATGCCACGGACATTTAGTCGATCAGGTCGGCTTCCGCTGTCTTTTTTTTTGCGGTTTCGTCACCAGCGTCGGGCATAAACGCAATTCCGACAACAGCTTGCGCAATCTGAAACAATCGCATCAAGTCTTCTGGCTCGCATTTTGACACAGTTTTATCAGCTTCAGCATCTTTCATGCCGCCGCCGACTAGGCCAAGCGCGATGATGTCACGAACTTCTGTTGACGTTGGCTTTTTGCCACGCCCAAAGAAACCATCCCACAACTCAAAGATGCCACGATGCTTGTCTTCAAAACGCTCAATCTCACGATTGCGAAGTCTAAACGAATAAGAGGCATCGCCGATTGTCTCGACGATGCCTCCACGCTGTGATTCAGCCGCAATACTCATTAAGCGGCTGTAAACGTAACTGCGCCAGAGCTTTCAAGTGAAAGCGAATAAGTCACACCGCCCTCAGTCTCGCCGCCAAACTCCAAAGAAGAAATGCGGAACGCACCAGCGTATGTGCCGAAGTCAGGAACAGTGATTTGCATGTTGACTGAGTTATCGGCAGCCATCGCAACAGTGTTCATGCGAGCCTCTGCCGTGCTGTCCTCAAAGAAGCCATCGCCAGAAACTGCGACGTTCTTTAGACCAGCAAGAGTTTCGG